TTTAGTAATGGGATCTGGAATGCAATATGCATTGGGACATTTACACGCTACAGAAAATCAAAAAGATGCTCGTAAAAGATCTATCAATGCAGTTCAATCTGCTATTAAATTTTCTACATCATGTCTTGGCCCAATTGATACAGTTAGTATTTAAGGATATATATGTCTATAAATAAAACAGATGAATTAGAATTTGATATATGGATCAATAATGGAATTGATCGGGGATGGATAACAACACCATTTTGCAATACACATGATGGAGATCCATACATGACTCCAGAAGAAGCACAAGAATGGGATGAAGGTGGAGATCCCTGTCAAGTAGTATTTAAGATACTAGAATAAAAATAAAACAATGCCTCTTTAGCATAGTGGCAGTGCCCCCGCCTTGTAAGCGGGATGCGTAAGTTCGATTCTTACAAGAGGCTCAAAATAATTAATATCAACATGATATAATTAATTAGCATGTCTTTGCACACTAACAAAGGAGAATAAAATGGCAGAAAAAGGTACAGTAGAAGCAATCGTTGAAATTGCTAAAAAAGAAGTTGGAACTATTGAAGGTCCAAAAGACAATGAAACAAAATATGGTAAATGGACAGGTGCAAATTTCCTTCCTTGGTGCCAGTCTTTTGTTTCTTGGTCTGCATTTACATCAGGGCTAGATCCAAAGAAATATCCAAAGTCTGCTTCAACAGTAACAGCATCAGATTGGTTTAAGAAAAATAAACGATGGGCAGATGCTCGCAATGATGATCCAACACCTGGAGACTGGATTTATTTTGACTTTCCAGATGATGGAGTAAATCGTATTTCTCACGTAGGTCTATGTATTAAAAATAATGGCGATGGAACTATTCAAACCATTGAAGGAAATACTGCTGGATCTGCTAAAGGAGATCAACGTAATGGTGGAATGTGTGCCGAAAAAACTCGGGCATATGTAAAAGATAATAAGAAAAAATTAGTCAATACTATTGTTGGCTGGGGTCGTCCAATTTATAAAGGTGAAGAAGCAACTCCACTTGAAGTAAAATTAGAACGTCCAGCAGCAAAAAAGGTAGCAAAGAAGGCAGCAAAGTAATGTCATTCAAGGCTAAGACTAAGATTGGTTTTAATCATATGATCCTGCGTGATGGAAATATCGTTGCTTTAAATAAAGATGGAACTGAACGATATAGAAAAGACAGAATTACTGGAGAGCCAGTAAAAACAAAAGGACAAAAATGAAATCAAAAAAAGTTTTAGCCTTATTACTAATTAGTTTTATCTTTACTAATCCAGCCACTGCTGCCACACCAAGCATTGTTTCCTATAAGTCTACAGAGGATGCTATTAAAGTTCTTAAGGTCACTCCAGAGTCACGTACAGGATATGTAAGGACTAAGTTTAAGCATTGGGTAGGGGTTGGTAATGGATGTGATTCACGTAAAGCAGTAATTATTTCAGAGGCAATTGTTAAACCAATTGTTGAAAAAGGTTGTGTGATTAAAGGCGGAGAATGGCTTAGTATTTATGACAGTGTAAAAGTAATTGATGCTGGAAAATTAGATGTAGATCATATGGTTCCACTTGCAGAAGCGTGGGATTCTGGGGCCTCTGCATGGGATGATAAAAAGCGTGAACTATATGCAAATGATCAAACAGATACAATACATTTAATTGCAGTTACTGGTGCTTCAAATCGTTCTAAATCAGACAGAGATCCTGCTGAGTGGATGCCAACAAATCAAAAATATAAATGTCAATACATTATGAATTGGGTATCTATTAAAATTAGATGGTCTTTATCTGTAGATGAAAAAGAATTGTTTGCAATTAAATCTATTAAATGCCCTAAACGAAAAATAACAATACCATCACTTTAGGATTAAATTATGCCAAAATATGAATATTTATGTAATAGTTGTGCAATAAACATCACTAAAGAAAGATCTATCTTAGAAGATGAGCCTAAATATTTTTGTGAAAAATGCAACGGTGTCCTAACTAGACAATACACTCCATTTGGTGTACAATTTAATAGTAAGGGTTTTTATTCCACCGACAATAAGAAGGTATAATATGAATAGAATGACTGAGCAAACCGATGAACGCAAATGGCTTCTTACACCCCTAGATAGGTGTGATTCTTGTCCAGCACAGGCATATGTATCTGTAACTGGAGTAAATGGCGAACTAATGTTTTGTAGCCACCATTATAATAAAATTATGAATGATCCAATTGGAAAAGAAAAAATGTTGGCCTATGCCTACTCTTTCCTAGATGAAAGAGAAAGACTTGTTGAAAATAGATTGCAAGGTGAGTCATACCAATGAGAGAAGAAGATCTTATTTTTATAGACCTAGTTGAACAAGGTGCAATTGAGTATGTTGGCTTAAATGAAGAAGGTGAAGCAATTTATAACTTTACCGACAAATTAAAAGATATTAATCCAGATTTATTTGACATACATCAAACACAATTAAACCGTGAGGTAATGTTTTTATGGGAACAAGGATTTTTAATAATTGATTTACTGCAAGATAATCCAGATGTTGGACTAACAGAAAAGGCTTTTGATGAAAATGCTATTTCTTGGTTAGATGATATTTATAAAACAGTTCTGAACGAAATCAAAAGAATTTTATCGCAACAGTGATACAATAGATACATGAATCAAATTGTTCTTTTATTGTTGACAATCTATGGCATTTGGGCTATACTTTATACAGTAAAGAAACAAGAAAAAAAAGTTTTGCCAAAAATTAAATATAGTCAGACTAGGATTCACAGTATTATTTCTAGCCTTTTGCCAGAAGGTATAGAGATAAAGCGTGTATCTCAAACCACAAAACTGAAAGAAAAAAATACCTTTCGTGTTTTAGTTATCGGCCCAACCGCTTACTGGGTAAATAATAATGTGTTTTATCAAGCAGATGTAGAAGAAGGTGAAGTCGATAGGGAAAATGCAAGACCAATTGACTTTACAAATATGGATAATAAAGAAGTAGCAAAGATGTTAGATATATTAGATCACCTAAAGAATGGAAAAAGAAATGAAGGTCGTAGTACAGGGAACCAATGAGTTCGATGAGTATTCTGTTTTCCTTCGTTCTATGGGTGTAATGATGTCTGGTTTAAAAGAAAATGATCATGAGTTTATTGTATATTCATTAGGACCATCAAATGTAAATGATTTTGCTTCTGAGTTTTGCAATGTTTCAGAACGAAATTTAAAGGCTAGAGGAATCAAAGTTAAGTTTATCAAGGTTCATTACACATGGGTTGAAGAAAATTTACATGAGATTGATTACTTTTCCTATTTATCAAAACCAAACCAACCACTATCAAATGTAGCAAAACTTGCACAAGAGCAAGATTTTGAATTTGGAACATTCCAATACTAAGGAGTAGTAATGATTGTAAATAATTTAAAACAAATGGAATCAATTGTTTCCATGAACAGCAAGTTGTCTTGGGATGGTTGGGATGTTCTTGAACTAACTCCATTAGATTCTGCTGCCTTTGAAAAAAACGGAGTATATAAAAACAATAAATGGAATATTCAAAAAAGATATGTAGCAAACCGCAATGGCTGGACTATGCCAGATAAGTATAAACAATATGAATAAACATTTATGGAAAGAAAGTGCTGCTTGTAAAGATTTTGATACAAACTTATTCTTTGATAAGTATGAAGAAACTCCAGATATTCGTTATGGTGTTGACAGCGTGTGTCTTAAGTGTCCAGTAGCAGCAACATGTTTTGCTGTAGGTATATCACAGAAAGAATATGGAATTTGGGGCGGTATTTATTTGGACAAAGGTAAAATATCTAGAGAGTTTAATAGCCACAAAACAAAATCTAAATGGTCTGAAATATGGCAGAATCTGACAATGAGGTAAAATGTATACAGATGCAATGAAACGAGCCGTTAGATCTATTACTGCTCCACAGGGGTTTGGCGTAGACATTATTGACAATGAGCATTTTATTACAGTAAGAGCAGATGAAAATAAGTTCATGCAGTTATTTGACAGGGACAAGAGACTTGCTGTAGAATATATGGTAAGGGTTAAAAAAGCCTTGGAATCAGAAGGGGCAATAGTTTTACTAGTTAGAAAACCACTATAACTACAATAGAAAAGGAAAACAATGAAGTATAAAGTATCTGCACTATTAGCATTAATTTTATTTGGAACATTTGTTCCAGCACCATCTCAAGCAACTCCGCCTCCGTCAATTGTTGTAATTGATACAGGTACAAACCTATTTCAACAATCAATTGCAACTGAGGTTTGTATTATTGAAAGATATCTCTGTGCCAATGGAAAAAATTATATGGAAGGTCTTGGAGCAGCAGCAATTCCAAAAAGTACAAACAAAACACTAAATCACGGATCTCAAATGATTTCCGTTATCTTAGCAGTAAATCCAGATGTCAAAATAATTCCAATTAGAATAGTTGGCGTTACAGATTCTGGACAAGTAGATATTTATTCTCTAAGACCAGTAAAGACAGCACTCGATTGGGTGATTGCCAATGCTCAGAAATACAATATTGCTGCTGTAAATATTTCTCAGGGTTCAATTCAGGCTAACTGTGCAGTTCCAGATGGTATGAAAGAGCAAGTTTTAGCGTTAAAACAATTAAATATTCCTGTGATTGCTGCAACAGGCAATCTACAAAATAGAAAAGCAGTAAATTCACCTGCTTGTATTAATGATGTTGTTTCAGTTGGAGCAACAGATAATACATCAATTGATGGCCGTACTGCATATGATATTAAAGCAGTTCCAACTATAGCAAGGTACTCAAATGGTTGGAACCAAACAGACTTCTATTTAAATGGTAGATGGTATGTAACTAATAGAGATGGATCTCGTACATTCACCGCAGGAACTTCAAACGCGACTGCGACATTATCTGCTTATTGGGTTTTAAATCTTAAGAGTTCTTTTGATGAAACCTACAACTTTCTACTTGCTAAAACAATACCTACAAACAATCAATGGTTATCTGGTAGATATCTTTCAACTGGATACATGTCTGCTTTGTAGCATTAAATACTAAAGAGCATTTGCTAATACAGATGCTCTTTAATTTTAATTTAGATAGGAGTAAAAATGCAAACATTTCTGCCGTCTAGCGACATTTCATATACCGCAAAATCTTTAGACAATAAAAGACTTAATAAACAAATCCTTGAAGGGTATCAAATACTCAAGGTGTTGTCTGGAGAGTCTATCTCAGGAGCATGGCGTAATCACCCTGCAGTGCTTATGTGGAAAGGCTATGAGACTGGCCTGTGGTCTTATATACAGCACATGATAGAAGAGGCTAAGGTTCGCGGTATTAAGACAATAAACAATGAGAATAACCTTAATGATCTTAAAGCAAAATGTTCGGGTAGATGGGGAAAGACTCCGCCAATGTTCTGGTCTAATGATAATAAAGTAATGCGTATTACAACAACCCACAAGGCTAATCTATTTAAAAAAGATCCTATCTATTATATTAAATATCAGTATGCAGAATCAAGCCCATACAATGTTCCGTGCTGTCCAGAACGCAAAGTTCCTTGCCAATATTATTGGCCAACACATGAAGAAAGAAATGAGTTGTTAAATGCAGTTCTTTAATTTAATTACGTTTACTGGATTATTTTTAAGCATATGCGTTATTGTATCCTTGTCCTATAAAGTGTATACATTAAAAACATTATTAAAGCAATTTATTCTTGATCAAAAAATATTAAAGGCTTTTTCTGAAACTTTAAAAGATCAATTAGATTTAGTTAAAAATGAAACAGATGAAACTCAAGAAAACTTTATTAAGTTTCTATCAGATTCTAGAGAAGTGGCCTTTAATTATATTGAGGAAACAATGGCTATCGTTAATGATATTATCTTATATTGTGAGCAACAAATTGAACAGCCAAAGTTAGCAGACTTATACTCAGATGCAAAATTAAAGTTTATTTTAGAAAAACTCAAGCCTATAGTTGAGCAAAAATAAAAAAAATTTATAGCAATATACGCTATAATGGTATATGAAAGAGGTGATTAAATGAATAAAGAACAACTAAAAGCAATGCTTTCAAGTTATGGTCGCTCAGTTCTTGCAGCAGTAATTGCTTTGTATACCGCTGGAATTACAGATCCTAAAGATATGTGGGCAGCACTTGTAGCAGCCCTAGTTCCAGTCGCACTTCGAGCAGCCAATCCAAAAGACAAATCTTTTGGTAAGTTTGATGCAGTTGCAAAAGATGTAGAGGTTGCGCTTAAGAATATCAAGCCAGTTAAAAAGACAGCAAAAAAGAAAGTTGCTAAAAAGGCTGTAAAGTAATTATACTTAATAAATAGGGATGGATATTTCTGTCCCTATTTTTTTATATAAAGGAAGTTTATGAATTTTGTATACATATGTAAAGATGGTGAAAACGAAGAACTTAGATATTCAATTAGATCTGTTGTAGAAAATACTAATGATCCAAAAATTTGGGTAGTTGGTGGAAAACCAGATTGGTATCTTGGCAATTATATTCCAGTATTACAAAATCAACATAAGTATCAAAATGCACTTAACAATCTTAGGGCTGCCTGTGCCTCTGAAGAAATACCCGAAAATTTTATATTAATGAATGATGATTTTTATATTACAAATAAGGTAAATGAAATAAAAATATATAATAATGGATTACTTGAAGATCAAATAAATCAGTATCATAATCTTGGGATTAGATCTACTTATTTACATAGATTAGGAAAAACATATTCTTATTTACAAAAAAGAAACATACCAAGTCCCATTAGTTACGAACTTCACGTGCCAATGCCAATGAAAAAAAGTAAATTAATAACTATTCTTGAAGAAAATTATACAACACTTTGGAGATCAAAGTATGGAAATACATTTAATATTGGTGGAGAAACAGTAAAAGATGTAAAGGTTCACAGAGGTGGTGCATTAGTTGCATTATCATACAACCAAGACAAAGAACAAATTCCTTACTTGTCTAGCGCAGATAGTTCTTTTGTGTTTTTGTTAGATTTTCTAACTACAAACTTTCCAGAAAAATCTACATATGAGCGATAAGATCTAAATATTTATCCTTTAGATTATTTTTAGCAAAATGATTTAGTCCTATTTGTAATGCAGAATCTTTCATTTCACGCTTATCTTTGTTATCCATATACTCATCAACAATACTTGCTAGATGTT